GTTCACAATAGCTAATTGGATAACAAATTTAATATCGAAACCAGGAACAGAAGATTATATCAGAAGATTACAATTTTGGGAAAACCAAACACTAAGAGTAATGATTGAAGTTTGGCAATTAGATTTATTATTTTTCAAGAAAGAGGATTTAATAGAACTAAGAATAAATTATACAGAACAATCAGGAACATCACAAAAAGTTATTAGGAGAAAGGCACAGTTACAAGATGCTGAAGTAATCAGACGTAAAGTAGTAGAGGAATCAGGAAATTCAAAGAAAATTACAAGAACCAAATTAGAAATACAAATGTATGATGAAGGAGAAGGAAGTTCTTGTAGAATTGCTAAAAACACGAGCAAATTTTTGTGTAAAGTGGAAGAACAAATTCTAGAAGAAGAATTAGAAGATGTGGATGCTAGAGAACTGGTAAATGAAGTATTAGAAAAATTAAATTTTAGAACATTACAAGAAGCAAAAGAGGAGTCTTCCGAGGATCCTGCAGCAGAAGATATTGGTCAATTAATCACAGAAAACACAGTTTTTGTATTAGATAGATCACTTACACAAGATATGTTAAAAGGAATACCTATAGATTCAACGCATTTCTTGGCACCTTCACACTTAACAAATTCATATGATATAGAAGAAGAATTTACAGTAAAGTACAAATCGCTATTTTTTAAAGCAAAAATTGTTAAAGCAAAACCTTTATGGGATGTTTGTTATTGTAAAATTATTAATGGAGAAATGAGGTCAATGAGACGCCATATTCCAGATGAAAGAGAGATAGCAGATCGATTTAGACAGAGCACATCAGGACAAATTTTGATTAAGGATTATAGAAATGCTAGTGTATCTAAAGGAAATATAAATATGCAATTGAATAAACATAATATAGTAGAAGTAGTAAATCGCGGAGCTATGGAGTATGATTCTTTATGGGTTGTCAGTAATATAAGCTGCAATGGTGTTAGTACCAAGAAAGGCGATTGTGGATCCCCACTTTTAATGAAGAATACGCAGGCAAAGAAGAAATTAGTAGGCTTCCATATTTTGGGATGTGGCAGCATCTCTTATGGGGCTTTATTAACCCAAGAAAGGATTAAACTTTTTGAAGCACCAGTAGCAGAAGAACAAGCAGCAGGAGTAGATATGGTAAGTAATGACTTATCAGAATCTATAGAACCTATACTCTCAGGAGAAGTTCAATATAACGAACCAATAGGCCCCTGTAAAAATGTTATAGGACTAAGGAAATCAGAATCACCATCAAATGGAATATCTAATATAAAGAAACATGCTTGTTTTGGAACTTTTGAAGTAAAAACAAAACCAGCTTATTTAAGTACAGCTTCTTATGAGCGAGCACATGGACCTATAGTAATGGAGGAAAATGGAGAGAGAGTAATAGCTAATTTGTTAGTAAGAAACACATCTAAATGGTGTGCTACCTTACCGGAAAGTGAAGTGATTACAAACAATCTAAGAGAAATGACAACAGAATTGAAGGAATTTTGGAAACAGGAATTTAGCGATGATTTGTCCCCAATTACAAGAGAACAAGCTATCTCAGGAGATAGTGTTATTGGATTGGAATCTATGAATTATAAAAGCTCACCAGGGATACCTTTAAATAAAACTTGCCAAACCAAATTAGGATTATTACAACCAATAGGAGAAGATCAATCTGGAGCTATTATATACACACCATCTCTAATTTTAAATGAAAGAATAGAGAACAGAATTAAGAATGCTTTAGAAGGAAAGAGAGTAATGTCAATTTGGAAAGATTGTTTAAAAGATGAAACTAGACCAATTAAGAAAGCTAATCAAGGAAAAACAAGGATTTTTACTGCAGCCCCTATGGATTTTGTAGTAGTAGTTAGAATGCTTATGGGACGATTTAAAGTTGCATGGAAAAATTTAGGTTT